TTGGAAATAAATAACTTATGGAAAATGGTCCCGGCCCCGCTTGACGCAAACCCTTGCGGCATAAGGACTTAGGACGAATAAGAGAAAAAGAAACCGGCCACCACCGATGACGTATTTATGATGGTGACCGGCTCTTTCCCTTTATAACTTAAGCTGTAAGAGCGAAAATCTTTTCGTAGTCCTTATCAGTGTAAGTATCAGCACGACGCAGGATGGTACTCCAGCTATTAGCAGAGGTTTCCATCAGACCGCCAGCCATTTCGTCAAGCCGTACCCAAGTCTTATTATCAAACTTCTGGCCAGCACGGGTCAGGCCGTTGATAATACCAAACAGGTTACGATGCTCAGACTCCATAGTAATATACTGCTCAAGGAACTCTGTAGCCTCACGCTTCGACAGTTTATAATCTGACGAAACCGCTGCGATAACACCCTTAACACTAGCCTTGCCAGTTTCCATAGCACGGGTAGCGAGGAATTGCTTAATACCGGGAGCAAGAAGCGGAATCTGATCCTGGATATTCTTAGCAATTTCCATCTTAAGTTTAACAAGATCAATATTACCACGGTGAACACGACGAATCTTTTCGCCCGTAGTCTGACCCCAGATACAACCGTTCATGCAGATAGCACGAAACAGGCTGGGCGTTTGACTAATGCGGCGAGTACCAATCTCGCAATTACCAACACTAATCATACCACCATAGTCACTATCGTCAGAACCATAATCCATGATAGTATCGGGGATAAGAACATTACCATAGATAGTATCCTCATCGCCACGCCAGTGACTGAAACGACCGCCGGGAATAAACTCCGCGAGGGTTTCCAAATACCAGCGATTATCAACCGGAGCATACTGATCTGTCACGAAAGCACGACAAGTACCATCGGTATAGGTACGGAGTCGGAATTTCTTATCTTGGTCAATACGTCGCAGAGCATTATTACCCACAATAGCCATAGTATTAGCATCGTGAGAATCAAACCCCTCAATATTACGCATCTCACGCAGGAATGAAGAACTGGTAACGCCAGCCCTCACGCTGAACTGTTCAATAGCATGATCGGTCGGGCGAAACTTACGCCCATCGTGCAGCTTAAAAGAGAACTCGCCATCCTCGCTCACGCAAGAGATGCTCTTAGTCTCAACCAGAATATCCTCACGATTCTCAACGGCAACGTGAGCATCCTGCATAACCTGTTCGTAGGTTTTAGTCTTAGACCACCAATCCTTATGAACATGCGTTCCCTTCTCAAAACCAACGCCCGTTTGGCCTTGCAGGGTACGCACAAAATCGCCCTGACTCTTATCGGACGCAATAACCAGTTTATCGTAGCTCATCATCAATCTCCTAAAGTGGGATCATCAACTCTTGTTCCCCTATCATACTATACATTATCGGCGTGTCAAGGGGTCAGCATTAGAAATTTCTTTTTAGCTCTAAACCCTTGTGGAATAAGGACTTATGGCGAGCCGCCCCGGCCCCGCTGTTCCTAAATATAGGCAGCGTAAGGACTTACGTTCAATCTTCTAAGAGATGTGGATAAACCGCAAGTATTTCTCTTTCGAGAACTTCGGATTCCAATAATTCGTTTTTCTCTACCAATGTTTCATAAGCAAAGGTATATAGAGAATCCCAATCCATACTGTCCAATACTTCGTGAGAGTATGAGCGAACAATATCCATCTTATTATTAGCATTAACTTTAATCAATTCACATACTCCATATAATATATATCAAACACCTGTTTCCACGTTGGCATGTCGTACCAAGGATCTCCCTCGTTTACACATACGCCATTCTTATCATATATATCATGCCAGGAAACATTTCTGTTATCACGATCTCTATCAGAATCATATACAGCATATATTTCGTATACGCCATAATCAAGTCGTTCATCATAGATATATGTTGCTATATGTTCGTCGTTCATAATATGGCACCGTTTAAAAGTGTGAGAGGATATTGGTTTAATTTATAACACAAACTATCCCGATTTATTTATCTTGGTACAGCATACTCCATATAACAATCATAATCATGAGTTCTAGCAATGATACTCCCTAGGTGAAATGATAACATATCACAGTAGGGCGAGTAGGAGTCGAACCTACCTATGAACACCTTATAAGAGTGTCGGATGCAACCGGCTTACCTTTCGCCCCGTGAAGCGGGTGATACAAGGCATTATACCATGTACCACCCGCATCGTCAAGGGAGAATCAACGATAGCAGTGCGTTTCGATCATCTTATCGCACAGCAGGGTACGCACCGTCTGATCCACAGCACGAACCACGGCATAGCGGCCATTAGGGCCAGTACCAACACGCTCAATGCGACCAACGTGATACTTCAGCACATTCTTACTGCCGTGCAGCGGATACTTGCACTTGATATGGCGGTTCTTACGAAGGCTAGCAAAGTTATTAGACATAATCATCTCCCTTAGTTAGTAAACATCTTCTCAACATCGGCAAGGGCATACACAGCCGTCTTGCCATTCAACACAAACGTCACACCATTAGCCGCGATACTAACAACCTTACCGTACTTAGTATCGTCATTCAAGCCAAGAATCTTCATTCTTTGTTCCTCGTTATTTTCAATATCACCACCAGCTATCATACACTACAGTTAGTCCGTTGTCAATAGCCTCTCGGGCTTTACGAACAAACTCCAAATCTTGATCTTTATAGTATCCGTCACTGTTATCTCCAAAGAAGAATCCTCCAGTAGACGGAAGTTCATTATTAGAAACAGCAGACTCCAAACATGCCAGATCGTCCAAATCCAATTCAAGGGGAACACAGTTGAAATCGCCCATCATATTAGACTCGTAATCCTCTGGCAAACCGGGACGCCCCTTTTCTTCCCACAGATTTTCCATCCAACCTTGAAGATTAGGATGCTTACGCCAGTAGGCAATTTCAGTCTTATTACCTTCCTTGTCAATCGTAGAAGCATACTGATCCAGACCCATTATAATCTCCTAATTAGTGAAAGTGTGATATACCTATACTGGTCTAACGTCCAGTTGCGTTTTCGACTTCCACCGCCTATAAGGTATATCGGTATTCTACTCTCTAGTCTTTAGAAAATCAAGCCTCGACCGTAGCAGGAACCTCTGCCTTCACGGCCTTCGGAGCCTTCGGAGCCTTGACGGGCTTCGGGGCAGCAAGGCTAACGCCAGCCACACGCTTTGCCCAAACCTTATAACCCTGCTCTGCCAGAACGTCAGACTTGACCTGACGATGCACAGCGTGGATGCTACCGATACCGTCAACAGCGGCATTAAGCGAACCACGAACAGCATCAATGTCAATACCAACCGGCGAATCCGTCACAATATCAACCGTAAAAGAAAACTTGTGCATAATCAACTCCTTATCAAAAGTTAGTGTTATCAACCTTACTACGACGATTATACATCTATTATCGACCCTGTCAAGCACAATCTTGAAAAAAAATTTTATTCGTCATAAGTTGTTGTGGCGTAAGGACTTATGGCGAGAGCGGCCCGCCCCGCTAGCTCTAAATCCTTATGGGATAAAGAGTTAGGGAGAGTCTCAAGCATTAGTTGTCCAGCACGAACAACCACACCTCCCCAGTTCCTCGCACAGTTTGTGTGCAACCTCTGGGTCAAGAGGTTTGGTGAACATGGTCTTGTTGTAGTTTTGGGCTTCCTCAACCCAATCCTTGGCATCCTTCAAGCCAATACCGGTAGCCAACCGCAGGCTTTTAATGGCAGGAATCTTCTGATCCCAATACTGACCATTATAGGCCACGCCATTACAAGCCACCAGTAACTTCTCGTTACCAGTAGCCAGTTCCAGAGCCTTGATGATCCTCTCGTATAGATCACCAGTGCAACTGGAGTTAGAAGCCAGCGACACCATCTCACGAATCGTCATGCCAACATTAATCATACTCTTTCCTCCAGAACGTAAACTTGTTTGTCGTTAGTAATCAGTGTAGAGTATTCGCTATCATCCCACACGAATTCGTTGCTATCGCTCTCTCGTCGCCAGTGTGGGTCACGAATAGGATTATAATACAATTTCTCTAGATCGTCAACTGGAATATTCTTAATCGGCCTAACTTCTTCACACTTGACCCATCCACTAACATCGTGAACGCCAGCCTTATGTACTTTCTTGGCCTTGTTGGGATAATTCACCAATTTGCAACCAATCATCTCTAGCTGATATTCGTTAGGATTATAGTAGTATACATCTACCTTTTTCCTACCCTGCATGATCTTAATTTGCCAGTGCATATAATGCTGGCCTTTGCTCAGATGAAATCGAACTTCGGCGTGTAGTGGTTTCTGTTTCATGCTCATATTATACGTTATCGACCATATCCTGTCAAGACCTTTAATCGTATAAATTTTGTGTGTATTCTTTCGGAATTATGGGACACCAACTCTTGGCCCGTTCCTCGTCGTAAGGAAGCCAGAATGGGGCGTCACAAGCGTCACACACTCCAAAGGTGACGTTGGTGAATATATGAGAACAAAGCTCTATCACCTTTTCCTCATACACTTTCACACCATTCTCATCATAATAGTGTGGAGTGAATGATCTTTCTTCGTAAGAATAGTGACCAATCCACAGGCCAATGTTGGGGCCGAAGTAATAAACTTTCTGGCCAACCTTGGGTGGATTCTTATGAGAACTATTCCACTCCATTACCAACCCTCCGGCATAGGAATATCACCAAGATACATATAATAGGCAACTTCATTACTATCAAGAGTTTCCCAACTTTCACTATCCCCATAACCCCATGAAACACCGTCCCAATATAGTTCAGTAGGCTTATTGCTATCAACAATAGCACAAAGATAGTAGCCAATATCAATAGGTTGTCCACTTCGCCACTTCATATTCACGCCCTCTCTGCTATTTTCGTCCACTGTTCAATCAAATCTTTAGCCATTATACCATGCTCAAATGCTAATGCAAATGCCTCATCCCTCATAGGTTTGCTCATAACAGCCATACGGCTATTTAAAACTTTCAGAATCTTAAGAATAGCCTCATTCTTCGTCATTCTTATTCTCTATTGTGTAAGAGTCATTAATATTGAAAGCGTTTAATACTACAAGATTTTGTTTCTCAATATATTGTTTAGCCTCTTTAGTGGTATAGAATGGCCCATCAATAACTCCATCATTATCCACAACCCAATAACCACTAGATCGCTCTACGATATTCATATTTGCTTCTTCTTTAGTCATGCTTTGCACATTCTAGTATTAAGGGGGCGAACGGATGGATTCGAACCATCAAGTCTTAATCATATAATATATTGTATGAAGAGTGTTTTTCCAGTTAAACTACATTCGCCATACCTGTATTCTACTATCTATTATCGGCTTGTCAATACCACTTCTTTAGAAAAAAACCAGCGGGATATTTACGATCCATCCCTATAATCCGCACCAGACAGGGAACCATTGCATGTATTCCCACGCTTCCGATTTGGAGCGGCCTACGCTGCTTTCGCAGGGGTGACAGCTACTGGTTGTATTGGTCGTGGTGAGGACGCTATCCCCCATAGATTAGCACTACTATACAGCGTATAAGCCCGCTGTCAACCCCACGCTGCATCACAGCCGTAGGTTTATCGTAATGGCTTATCCTAATCT